AGCAGCGGGAGCAGCGGGAGCAGCCGAAGCAGCCGGAGCAGCGGGAGCAGCCGAAGCAGCCGGAGCAGCGGGAGCAGTCGGAGCAGTCGGAGCAGCCGGAGCAGTCGGAGCAGCCGGAGCAGCGGGAGCAGTCGGAGCAGCCGGAGCAGTCTTTGAGACTGTCAAGCGCCGCTTGCGCTTTTTCTTTCGTGCCCCAATATTCTACTGAGCACTTGTTGCCGTTCTTATCTTTAATCCATGTTGGCATTTTCAGTTCTCCTTGTGCAGAAACTTTGGCTAGGGTTAGGCTGGCTGCCCTCGCCCAAATCGCGTTGTCCGACCGTGAGAGGCTACGTGGCACGGCTTACAAATCATCAAAACCCCGCCGAGCGAATCGTCCCCGCCCTGACCTAGCGATGGTGAATGGTGCATCTCGGATGATTCCCAAGTGATCGGCGTGCCGCAGCGCTTGCCGTTGAAGCCCGATCGCGGCGATTCGCAAAAGCCCTGGCTCCGGTCAAAAGCCTGCCGGCGAAGCTGGGTCACATCGTCGCCAAATCGGTACTGGAGCATTTCCCCGTCCTTGGCCCGCTTGCAGTAGGACCGCTTGTCGGTGAACATGGCCTCGGCGGTCGCGGTAGCGTCAAAGAACATTGGCTTCCTGCGCTTCATGCGTCCCCCAGAGTCTCTTCCGTCACTTCCTTGGCCATCCAACGGGTAAAAGACGCAGACCGCTCCCTGGCCAGAGAAGCTCTAAGCTCCCGCTTGGCAGCCCATATCAGCTCGCACGCTGCAAGTAGGCTTTTCCCGAGCACTGTCAGGCCATTTGCCGCACGTTCTCGCTTGAACTGTAACCATACATGGTGTCCAGCCCTCATAAGCCGCATTTCCCGCCAATCCACGTCTCTGCGGTCGTTGCGCTTCATTTCGCCAGACATTCTTGAAGGAAAGCCTTCGCCTTGCCCGTCTTTACGTCCTGCGTCGAGAATCTGAGCACCCGGTATCCCATGAGAGCGGCGGTATTGGCCTTTTCATTGTCGCTGCCCCAGCCAGCACCGTGCCTGCCGTTGAAATAACCGTCAATCTCGATAGCTAGGCTGGTAAAGACTTCCGGCTGGTCGCAAAGTAGGAAGTCGAAGCGCCACTTCCGCTTTTCATCGAAGCGATACTCCATCACAAACTCCAGACCTAGTTCCGCTAGGTGCTTCGCCATGAGTATCTGCCCTACGTTTGGCTTGGCCTTCATGCCTTGTCGCACTCCGGGCACCGCTCGGCATTGAACTCTCCGTGCAGGCGGCAGCGGCAGACGATGGGCCTAAGCTCGATCCGGTCATTGTTGCTTGAGCAAATCGGCTTGCCATGCGAATCCAAGACCGTCGAAAACACGTAGCCTCGCTGCGGGGCTTGCTTTATGGTGGGTTTCATGGCCGCTCCTTCTCGTAAACGCGGCTGACAGTCTTCCTGACACGAAGGCCCATCTTGCCGAGAATCGCCGGGCCGGGGAGTCTGCGCTCGAGCATCACGTCACTGAGATACGCGGCACTAATTCCCCACGCCTCAGCGAGTTTCCGCAAAGAACCTGCTTCGTCTATCTCCCGGCTGACCATTTTGAGTACGGCCTGTATCTTAATCATAAGCGGATTTAAGCACTGTCAGCGTTTTCTTGTCAAGGAAATTCCGCATGTCCCTGTGGATTTCCGCAGATTTCTTTGCCTCGGCCTCGGTCTGGCAGCTTGCTGCCCAGCCGCACGTACACCGCGCCGTCCACTTTCGCGCTGCGTAGGAGTCGGAGAACCAAATGGTGATGTGGTGTTCAGGCAATAGACCGCCTCTCCGTCTTAGACGCCTTTGACGTTGCTTGAGCCTTGGGTGTTGGGGCTAAGCAAGTTACCAAGTCGTGTTTAGACAATGAGTGTTCGAGGTTCCAGCCACACGGCACAGTTTTGGCCCTGCCGAGGTCAACGCTCCGAACGCCCCATCGGCAGAATTGTGATGAGCTTTGCGGCGCTCCTGTGTGAGCACCATCTGCAACTTTTCTTGCAGACACCCGCAGCGGTAAGACGGACCGGGTCTCGCGGTGGGGTTGCCCGGATTTTGTAGTGATGGCTGGGATGGCGTGTTGCACCATTCATTCGGCTCGCGCCCAAGAGTGAACGTTATAGACTTGGAAAGTATGCGGGAAATCATTAGACCGTATGCTCTCTAGATAAAGGTGGCAGGCTCGCAACGGGCATACGGTCTAGGTAGGAACGCCGCAAGCCGTGCCACAGATATCTGCGGAAAGTGTAAACTAGCGGAATCATTTGTCAAGACCTTTTTGCTCCTTGCTCGGGCAGGATGTGCAATACATAGCGAACGGGTCCACGCAATCCACGCATCGCATAGTAATATTAGTTGACGCCACATTACTGTGCTTTCCGCTATGTCCTTTATTCATGGTGCATTGCGTGTTAACTGAAACGAAATCACACTGGTCGGGGAAGAACTCCTCGTCATCGCTATTGTTCAGGTCGAAAGGCATTATTTGCACCTACTGAAAGGTGCTCGACAGCCGCATGGGCCTTGTGCCATAAGAACTGTTGGTGCCGATGCCTGATTGCCAGTAACCCAAGCGTCTCCTCGCTCATATTCGCATCCGTATTCTCCATGAGTCGAAGCATGGCCGCACTCAGGGCATTCCTGTTCAAGTGCAGAAATTATTCGTTCCCTCACAAGGTTCAAAGTCTGTTCATCGTATGAGGCAAAAGCATCTTTTCTTATGTAGTTTAATATCTTATCAATAAATATAACTTCGGTAGTGCTGTTAGTTATGCGCATTATTGAGCACCCTTAAATTGCACTGCGATGTACTCGCTGTAGGCGGGAGGGATAGCTTCTTTCAGTCCATTACCATCCATCCATCCAATCCCGTAAGCCAGTAGAGCGTTTTTGACTGATTTTCGATTGCCTATCTTGCGACTGTTAGCTCCTGCGGTGGTGACGAGTAAGGACCGCAGGGAATGGTCGCATGGCCGTGGAGCCTTACATGGAAAGCTAGTTTCAAATAACCTATGGCGCCTGGTTCGCAATCCGAACATAGAGCCACAGAGCATAAACGGTTCAAAGAAATACTTTCGCGCTCCAACCACATTCTCGATACAAAATGATGCTTTGCACAAATTACCAAATACGCGCTGAATTGTTATTTCCAGCAAGTCCGGGTGGAGATGCCTACGATTTTTCGGCGTAACACAGCTGTATCGCTGACATGGAGGGCTGGCCCAAATAAAATCGAATCCTTGGAAGGAAAAGGTAAGAGCGTCGGCCCGCACAAACGCAAATGGGTACCGAGGCTGAGGCTTAATATCAACTCCCACAATCTCCGCCTCTGGCCACGCCCGATGCAGTCCCATCGCCGCGCCGCCCTGCCCGCAGAACAAATCAAGTATTCTCAATTTCAGTTCCTTCCTTTTCCGAGGCTTCAGAATTCTCCGCGTTCAAAATGTCGCAAACGGATTTAAGCTGCGCAATGCTCCAACGGTCGCCCTCTCCAGGCTTTGCCAACTCAATGGCTTTTCCTAGGTCCAAGAACCCAATCTTTCTCATCTCTTTAGCCCTTAGCCTTTGCATAGGTTCGATACGGTCAGCTATGGCCGCTTGCGCCGTTTTGGCTTGGCCTTGCGCGGCTTGCCGTGGATAAAATCCGATGCCGCTTGGCCAGCTGCTCGAGCCGCCGCCAGCTGCAATGTTAGATCTTTGTGTGCGTCTCCCAGCGCATTGCCGATGGCCATGACTCGCCCGGAGGTTTCGTTCAGCGCTGTGAGGAGCTTCCCTTGCGATTGCTCTACGCCGCTAATCCAACTAGAAATGGCTTCACGGTCCTGGTTCTGCTGGCTTTCAATCCTCAGGAGCCTTTGCTCAATAGAGGAAAGCCGTCCAGCAAAACCTACTTGCTCATCCTGCGTTTGTTGGGCGATACGCTCGATGCGGGCCAGCGCAGCCTTGATTTGCGTCAGGCTGACCATCTCTTGCGGTGGACCGAGCGTAGCTACTGGCGCCCTGTTCTCCTTTTGGAATTCATTCACTCTGCAATCGCAAGGAGCGTTGTGCAGAAGGATGTAACTGCAACCAGGATGATGACCCTTCCCAGTCCATTGCCCGCTCATCGGTGCCCCCTTACCATATATTCCTCCAGATGATAAAACCCAGCACTGCGCCAGCAGCAAATATCCACAGAAACAGCTTCGCCAGGTCCCAGCCTGTGAGGAAAAGTCCTGGTTTTTCGTTCATTGTTGTACCCATGATTTCAACTCCTCATCTGTAACCTGCTCTAGCAGCTTCAGGAAAATCTCCATGCCAATGTCTTTCCCGCAAAGCTCAATGAATCTGTTCATCTGCGTGCCCATGCGTAGCTTCTGGTCAGGCGGTAGTTTGATGAGCATGGGGCGTTTGTTCATCGCCTGTTCGCGGCGCCGGCGCTTGGGAACATCCAGCAAAAGACCGTCCCGAAAGCAACCCTCTGGCATGGACTTGATGAGCTGCAAGGCGTCTCCGCGGCTGTGCACTAGCGCCATCAGTCTTTCGCCTGCAATTTCTTGGTGGGCACGCCGCAGCCTTCGAGGTCAACCAGCAGCATGTCCATATTGTTTTTGCCACTGGTAGGCACATAGATGCCGTCCCCATTGCCCTTCACGTACTTCTTGAGCACCTGGCGCAGACCTTCGGCCGCGACTTCATTCAGCCCTGCGCCGAACTCCTTCAAATTTAGAAAGGTGGCTCGGTGCCCATTAAACTTGTCGGGAGCCGTCCAGAATAGGATTCCTTGGGCCACCGCTGGCGATTTTCCGGCCTTTTTCTTCAGGTCTGCGACTTTGGCCTCGCCCACGGCTTTAGCGGCCTCTACGGCCTTATCCGTCGAAGAATCGGCTTCCGGGTCAGACTCATCAGGGATGAGGAAAGCATGCCTCAGGCCGTATTTGAGAGCGCCAGTCATGGCCTTGTAGACAGCTTTGTCGCCCTTGTCCGTTCCAGTACCGTAGCTGTGGAGCACGATAGGCGCAGTTGACGGAGAGTCGCCATCAAAGAAACTGAACTCCATTTTCACATCAACAGCCTGCATGTGGCCTTCCTTGGCGGGGATTTCGTAGTTGCGGACCTCGATGACATCGGCCACCAGGTAGACGTTTCGTTCAGACAGAGCCTTGCGAACAAGCCAAGCCACATCAGCAGCTTTCACGTAGGCATATTTCTGGAATTCGTTGCGCCCACGCTTGTCCACGTTGTCGATTTCGGCCACAATATCGGCCAATTTCTGCACCAGCGATTTGGGCCGTGCCGGCTCAGGAGGCTTGACTTGCTCTTCACTCATGGCTGCTCGCTTTCTTCAACCAGTTCTGGGGGTGGGGCAGCCACTTTTGGGCATTTCCACTCAAATGTCTCGACCTCAACTTCGATCTGCGTGGTTTCGGCAGGCTTGGTCTGAATTTGTTGCATAATCTTCTTGGTCCCCGTCTTGATCTTCTGGCAGACACGCTCTCGGGCCCAGTTTGCTTCGATCGACACGCTGGCATATTCACTGCGATAGAAGTCCTTGCGGAGAACGAACCACGAATCGCCAAGGCCATCTTTCTTCATTTTGCCGAGGATTTTGACGTACTGAGCCATTTCTTCGAGCCTTGGAAAGTAATCCACACGCAAAGTCGAGGAAGTCATCGGCAGTTCTGGGTGCGCTTCGAGAAAAGACGCCAAGTCTCGCAAGCCTTTAATCAGCTTTTGACTTTCAGTCATCGCTTTTGGTTCGGCAATCTCACCGTCAATCACTTGACCCTGCACTGCCATTTTATTAGTCATGCTTTTCTCCTTGTAAGTTCAATGTAATCAGTGTGTCCACCCTCTCGCGCACAGCCCTGAGCTGCTCGTCCGTCAGTTCTTGGTTCGAGAACGCCACGTCCTTGCCCACTACGTCAACGATCGCAGCGGAGATGGCGGCGAAGAGCCTATCCCCGGTCACAGGCCCAACTCCCGCTCGCGCCAGGCGTCATAAAGCATGTCAGGGTCTTGCCCAACGATCTCCTCACCGTCGTTGCCAAGCTCAGGATCCCGCAACTCGGCTTCGATGCGGACGTTGCGCTGGCGCACGGATTCTGCCTCAAGCAGCCGCTCGAACCGTTCGTTTTCGGCAATCCGCTCATGCCGCACCGCGTCTCGCGCCATCATGATGTCATTCATGGCAAACGTCGAGGCTGAGAACTCGCGGAAGTAGGCCATACCTTTCGTTGTCAGCCGAATGTCGTGCACATGCCAAAAAGCGTCCATCATCCAGCCAAAAGGGGAAAGCAGGTCTTCGGGGAGTCGTACTGGGCCTTCGCCTTGCAAGTCAACTTGGTGGGTCATTTCACCCTCCGTGCTTCATCCATTCGTTCTGCTTCCGACATGCAAAACACGCTTTCACCGCCGTAATAATCCTCAAAAAACCTTTGTTCAGCGGCCTCCGCGCAATCTTGGCACTGATAGCCATCCTCGCCGTATGACCCTCGGCAGCCATCGGTCCAAGGATCCCCAGTCATGGTGCAGAGGCCGTGCTTGCAAAGCGGCGAGCTGCACTTCGGGCACTCGCAATAAGCGTCAATCACGATTGCACCTCCGCGAGCTTCCACAGGGGTACGTCCAAGTCATCAGCCTTCTGCGCTCGCTTCACGGCGTCGATGTCGAACTGCGATGCCACTTCGTTCCGGCCATACATGGCGCAAAGGTCGCCAGCTACGTGGTTTGCCTGCCATCCTGTTACGCTCTGTTTTAGTTCGCTATAGGTCATTTGCGTGTCCCTCTATGCAAATAGTACGAAAACGCCAAAAGAATGTCAAGTGTTATTTTCAACTATTTTCTTCTTGACATTCCTGCTTTCAGGTGTAAGATGAGATTATGGCTGAGCACTCCCGCCAGTATGAGTGGTCACAGAAGCGCGTAAGTGAAGGTAAATGCGCCAATTGCGGCGCTCCGCGCAATCTTTACACGACCAGGTGCGATGCTTGCGAGCTGGTTGCACGGCGTGGAATACGCAAGAGATTAGGCAACAGGCCATGGAAGAAGGGTAAGCGAGGCAGGCCGCCGAAGTGGGCGCAGAAAGAAGCAGCGGCATGCAAATCCCCATCCCGCGTATGGCTGAACTAAAACAGCCGGTGATTGGGGATATGGCCATAGGCGAAGACGGACTGATTTATGTTTGGACCGGCGAGCGATGGTACTAAACTACATAAAAAGGCCCGCGCTTGGGGCCACGGGCCAGTGTTCGGTGTGGTACAGCTTGTGAAGAGTCTATGACGCCGCGGGTGCCGTTGTCGAGGGCGAAGTTGCAGCCGGGGCAAATGCCGCTTCGATAGCCTCGATCTCATTCAGGATTGTCGTTGCCTCATTCTGAATGGCCGTAAAGCTGGCTGCGCTCTTGACTCCCGCATCGGTTAGAAGCGCCGTCAGGTTGGCCTTGAGGCTCGCGGTCGCCATCTGAACGGCGGTGATCGCGGTCGTTGTGGATGTTGGCGTGGATTGCTGGACGACGGTCGCGATAGTCGCGTAATCCGCCTGGATTTGTTTCAGTATGCCGGAAACGAGCGCTGATGCAGCGGGCCCGGCGATCAGGTTCGTAACCGTGACAACAGCCGCGCCGATTAGCGTTACCGCTCCCTGAATCTTCTGGCTTGTGGTCGTGCTGCCGAATACTGCTTCGATTTCCTTGCCAATCGCTTCAAAAAATGATTTGACTCCGCTCCAAAAGCTCATAAATCTCCTTTTTCACTTAATCATCTGGGCCATGCTTCCGCCTAAGCCTACCAACTGTTTCAGTAATTCCCAAGCGAATTTCTGGGGCTTGAGATAAGTCTCGCGGAATTTGTCGGCCACTTGGCGTCCGTCTGCCGCGATTGCTGTCGTTTGTTCCATGCCGATGTCAAGCTGCTTCGTTGCTTCCGCCAGATTCGAGAGCGAGACTTTGATGGCCGGATCAGTAATTGCCTTGTCCGCGTCCGCGATCGTCTGCTGAGCCCCGACCGTCACCTGCCCGATGGCTGCGAGGTTGTCCTGCAAATCCTTTTCGGAAGTCAGGAGGGCGGTATTTTGGTCCGAGATAGCCTTTGACAAGGAAGGCAAGAGCGTTAAGTTCAAGTTCTTGTTGGTAGACGATATTAAGGAATTCAGTGATGATGCTGCGGCGCTCAGATTTTGAAACGTCTCGGTACTGCTTTTTGCTTGCGATTCGCTTTGCGCTTTCCATTGTCTCGCTCCCAGTTCAACATTTGTTGCAGCGCCGGCCGCGATGATTACGGCTCGGTCGGTGTCTTCGACAGTCTGCTTGATTTTCGGTGCGATATGCAGCGTGTAGTAGCAAATGATGAGAATGAACGTGATGAAGGCGAGGTAAGCGAGGATTTCGAGGAATAGACGAAGTTTCTGCATTTTACGCGGGCATCAGTCGTTGCTGTTTGAGGAAGTTGCGCTGCGCTTCCACATCACGCACGGCAGCACAGAGATTATCGAACGCTTCAATTGGGCTATCCAAAAAGAATTCATGTGGCTCGGCGGTCACTACTTTCACATAATATTCAGCTGCGCCGCCGGCGCAAATCATTAGTTTTTCGAGCAGGTCCATATCTCACCATTTCTTGGGAGGCTCTTGCGGGGTATCAGCCTTGCGCGCCGCGTCCAGCTTGCTTGCCGCGATAGTGGCGCCGGTCCCAGTCAGGCCCATAAGAATCGCGCCGATAACTTCTTTCATCTCGCCTTCGAGCCAATCGAGCGTACCCGGGTTGTGGCCGACGTGGATCTCCAATATGTAGGCGCTGAAGAGCGCGCCAAAGACGATGAGGACGACGATTACCGCGAAATGATCTCCGATGAATTGTTTCATCCGGCACTCGCTTCCTGAACATCGTCCCTGTTGCTGGGCGGATTGAAGTCCGCATGGGCGATCTTGACGTACGGCGATGCGTTGTGCGTCGAGCCCTCGAGCACTGAGCGAACTCCCGGCATTCGCGTGTTCATTGAGATATGGATGACGGTCGAAACCTGGCCGTGCTCGAGGATGAGCTGGTGATATGGGAGCGTCGGGTCGTTTCGCATCCAATCGAAAACTTCGCGCGTGGCGGCGCCGGGGCAGTAGAAGTCCGCAGCTGCCCATGCTGGCGTATAGATGTGTTCGGAGTTTGGCTGACCGTGAGCTTCGGCATTATCGAGCGGAGGGCGGTTGCCGCTTGTGATTTCAACCGTCCCATATTTCTCATGCGCGGCCTCGAGAATTTCGGCACAGAGCTGCGTCAGGATAGGAATGCAAGCGGGATCGATTGGGCCATCTTTCGAGAACTCCTCAAGCATGAAGTGTTGGCTTAGTTGAGTCATTTATGCCCCATATGCTCCGGGCGTGTTCCTGCCGGGTAGACTATCACATTGCCGACGTGCCGGTGCGGAGGATATTCCTTGAGGAGCCAATACGTTTTGACAACGACTGCGAGTATGGGCAGCGCACCAAATACGAGCATCAGCAAGTTCCCTAGCGTGAAAGTCCAATCGAAGTGCATCAATGGCCTTTTAGTGCGAGAGTTAAAATCCCCATCAAAAGCAAAAGCAGAAACTTGAAACCATCGCCGACAAGTTTAACCGCTTTCTGATCCTCGATACGCTGCGCTTCGAGAACAGCGACGCGCTTATCAAGATCGTAAATGATCGGTTCGGCCATACCCATCGTCCTAAAAAATGACAGCTTTAAGCATTTGCTCTGTCAGGGTGTTCCCTGCGTTCGCCGTGCTCATCTGGCCTGTTATTTGAATCGTATTCGGAATCGTCGTGTTCACGGAAATGGTCGGCGCTCCGATGACTCCGGAAGGCCCGACGACATTGCCCCCGCTTGGAGAAGAAAACCATTCACAGGACATGTTTGCTGTGCCCGTTGCGCCAGCAGTTAGGACGGAAAACTGGACGATGACATTCCACGGTTGATTGTTGGCGACTCCTGCGCTCGCTTCCGTGACGCAAGGGGTTGCGCCACCAACACTGGCGCTAATCAGAATGAAATCTGTTGCCCCAAGCGCGGTGCTTTCGATTCCAGTGAGATTGATTTCAATCATGCTGCCCTGGATGAGAGCATTTGCCGCGAGCGTACAAGACATCAAGTTTTGCGCGGAGTTATTGTTTGCAATGGTTACCGGCGTGAAGTTCGTGCAGCCGGGCGAAGCTCCTTGCTTATTGGCTAGAACAGTCTCAGGGCCAAATAGTTCCAGCGTGTAAGTACCCGCGCCGGCGTTAGTGGAAAGAACTCGGCCAATGACCTGCCCGGAGGCTGGCGAACCCGGAGGCGCTGTTCCGCTGTCGTGGCAATTTCCTGCGATCATCGTGCTGTTGATGACATAATCGCCAGCCGTTGTCGCCCCATCAAAGACACAACTTCCGATTCCTTGCGACTGAATGAGCGCGTTTCCACCGAGAGTTGTGCAGCCGGAAATACAGATTCCCGCGAAGCCGCCCGTGTCCGTTACAAGAGCCGCCGTGACAGTTCCGCCTGACAGCTTGGCAATTCCGTTTGCGAGCGCTGGCGTAGTGCTGCTTAGGGTGAAAACAGTTGTTTCGTCCGAAAGATTCAGTGGCGCGCAGACGAGTTGTGTTCCATTGTCGCGGAGATAGAGGCCAGCCGTGTTGGTCGGGCACTGGAAATTGTTCAGCGAGACGTTGAAGGTTTTGTTGGTGACGGCGAGGGTGTTGGTCTGGGTTAACAAACAATCCGCGGAAGGATCGTAAAGCAGAAGGCAGCCCAGAAAACTATTATAGGGACCAAGTTGGCCAGCCGCGCCAGCTGGACTGCTTGCGACGCTAGTGAAAATTATTCCCGGCGTGGTTCCTAATATTTGGAAAGCACTGACTCCCTGCTGGGACCAAATCTGACTGCCACTCGCGCAGTTGGATCCGCCTGCACTCCATTCAGCAACCCCGTACTCGATATCTTCTAGGTAAACGGTGGCATAACCCGAGCTATCCAAGATGACGGGATTCGAGTTCATGATTACGCCGTTGACATCGACAAATGTAGGAGCTGGCGTGCTAGTTCCGCTCTGGGTGAAAAATAAACATCCCCCAGCGTTAGGTGTTCCGTTAGGCAGGAACCATTGTATTCTGGGAATCGGCATCAATGCCACAGAGGTTTGACAAAAAGCCGGAAGCGTAAAAATCATCAAAAATATCAGTAAAAGCGCTAGTTTTCTCATTGTTCCTCTGCGTAAGAATCCCGCAACCTTTCAAGTCTAGCCTTTTCCGGCGCCGCCAACCCTGGTTTTTTCAGCGCATCGTTTACGCGCTTCAAAGCGATTTCGTTGGCATAGGCTTTCGCGGCGGCATCGGCTTCGGGGCTAACTCCAGGCAATGGCTGGCGTGGTTCAGGCGCGCTGGCGACTCTCGATGCTGGCTGAAAGCTCTGCGGCGTTGCCGTGACGTTCGAACCCGGTTGAGTGAACAATTCTTGCGGCGAGGCAATGGGGCCTCCGGTAATCGGGGAAGTCGGCCCTTCTATCTTTGGGAGAAAATTGAGTGCATCTTGCGGCATTGATCGGAGGCGCGCCGCTTGCGCCCCAACTGCTGCAACCGGGTGAAAAACTTGTGAAGCGCCGAGCACGACCTTGCCAGAACCCGAAGGATTGTAGTTTTCTGCGAGACGGCGTGCGACGTCGGCCTTCATGTAAAGTTCTTTTGTCGCCTCAGGGCCGAGGAGCGAACGAAGAAAAGTATCTGGGTAACCGCCGAGCCCGCCCGTCGTGACCTTGAAACCGCCGTCCTTAATGTCTTCTACTGCTTGCCGTGCGAGTGGTCCGAGGTCAAATTTCTCACCCTTCAGTGTTTCAATTTCCTGAACGGAAGAACGGTTGAGGATGCCATTGGTAACAGCCGCTGGATCGTCGGTGTTGAGGATTCGATAGAGGGGAGATCCTTTCTGATTATAGAGGGACTGAAGCTTGGCATTCTGTTGCCCGGCATCTCGGAAAGTCTGTTCGAAGGGAGTTCCCTTTGCGGCGTCCATGATTGCGTCATCCACTTTACCAGCCGCAAGCTTATAGATACGCTGACCAGAATCACTAAGAGCGTTTGCACCATAGTCGTTCCCTTTTTCTAGCAACGTCGTTCGCAAGTTTCGCAGAGATTGAATCGACTGTCTACCCTGCATCGCGGGATCTTCGAGCATCCCCTGAATATCATTGATGGCAGATTTCGCGCCTGAGGTCAGAAAAACGGGCCGTTCGACTGCGGCACTCGGCTGACGCATGAAAGATTCATCGTGGATCATTTGTTGCAACCCCGGGCGAACGTCCCCAGCGAGGTCCGCTTGTTGCGCCTTCACGTCGGCGTAAGCTTGGTTCACATTGTCTTTGAGGACCGAGCGCGCAATATCGGCCGAGTTCTGAAGATGCTCGCCAGCCGATTCTGCCGACATTCCAACCTTTTGCGGGTCGAGTTTGTCCTGAAACGCACTTACTTGGTCCGCAAGTTTGGCTTTTTCTGCAGCCGCCGCTTCTTTGATTTTGCTCCCCGTCAGAAGTGCTTCTTCGCCTAATGTCTGTTCCGATTTAGCTGCCGACGTTTGCAGTGCTTGTGCCGGCGTCAGTTTGATTCCCATGTCCGAGGCGTGCTGAATCACATCTCGATTTGTGATGCTGGTGGTTGCAGCCCCGCCAGTCGTTGCCGCACCGCGCGTGCTGGATAGCGCGGCATTCGCCGTTTCTGGCGCCATCGTTTGAGAAATAGCTCTGCCGGCCTCGGTCGCCTGGACTGCTTCTTTGGCTGCGGCTGGTGCGCCGATGAACCGCTCCGCTAAGTTTTTCGCACCTTGATAAACTCCGCGCGCGGCGTTCAGGCTTTCATCTTCAGGCAAGCCCGTGACTGCACCCATGACAGGATTGGTGAGGAATCCGGTTTTGAGATCCTGACCACCTCCCTGCCCGCCGACGAGATATTGCTTCAGGCGCGCCGCGATTTGGCCGACTTCCGCTTGGACGGGATGTTGCTGTACGCCTTCCTGGGTCATGTTCGCCCAATCTTCGAGTTTCTGAGCTGCATCCCAACCGGCTTGGACTACGGGCGCGGGGATTGTACCCATCGCTGTCGGAATGGCGGGAACTACAGCGGTACTACGAGGGCCAATGGTTGGACCTGTCGGCTTGGCATTAGCGGGTTTTGCGTCTGAATATCCAGGCGGAAGCGAAACGCCGACCGGAGCCGCGTCCTGGTACCCAGGAGGAAGCTGAACAGCAGCTTGTTGACCATTGTCGCCATTAGCCATTTATTTCGCAGTGACCGGGACGCCTTTCGCGTCGTACCATGTTTTGCCGTCGTCCGAGAAAATTTCACCCTTCGCGCCTGAGTAGTGGAATTTAGCGGTGCCAGGCCCAGGAATTTTCGGAGCGCCAGAGGGTCCGCCAGGCTGATCTCCATACATCTTCTGCAAGACCGGGTTCGAGCCGATGCGAGAGTTTTTCTGTGAATTTACAGATCCCCGGATTCCTTCAATGGCCGCTGCGCGCGCTTCAGGGCTGGCCTGAGCAGGGGCAAGTGACAAAGCTTGATTGCGCGAAGTGTCACTGCCTTGTCCGCCACCCATGACTTTCGAGTAGTCGTCGGCAACGCCTAGCAGGATAGCCGCATATTTTGCCACTGGCCCGCTGCCTGTCGCCGCTTTCATCACGTCCGCAATGTTGTTGAAGACCGGGATTTGGCCATCGGGGATGTCTTTCGCGGCGTCGGCAAGCTGGTCGAGTGTGCCGCCTTTGTCGGTCAGAGACTTGGCCGAGCCGAAGAATGCCGTGTTCGCTTGCGAACCCGCTACTTTGAAGTTGGCCTCGGCTTGCTGAGCGTTCCAGCCATCGCCTTTGCTGGCAGCCGCCTGGAACGCCTTTTGTGCGAATTCCGGCTTGCGAGCCGAAATGATCTGCGATGGCGCTACAATCCCGTCATGGAGGAGCTGTCCCGCCACAATTGGGTCCCCATCCTGAATCGCTTGATCTGCGGATTTCTTTGCGGTGTCCTGCTGGAGCTGAATTTTCTGCGCAGTCGTCGCCGTGCTCAAAAGACGTGTGGCCCGCGCTTTATCTACCGGGTCGGCGTTGGGATCCGCGATCTTGCTCTGGAGATACGCCATTGTTCCTGGCAATTTCTCCGCCGTAAAGTGTGTCGGGTCCGTTTCCATCGCTGTAAGCGGTGAGCCTTTTTGCAGCGCCTCAGCCTTGGCTAGATTGCCCTGCTGGATGTTCTTGTAGACTTCGGAATTCTTCTGAGCGTCCCCAGCCAGCTCACTCGCTCCCATGTGCATCTTTGCGTAATGGTCCATCTGCTGGCGAAGGGCGCCTGGATCGGAGGAAGAATCGATGACCTGCATCAACTGGTCGTGATGTGCGGAATCAATCAAGCCATCCGTAGCGAGGCTATTCGCTACCTTGTGTGCTTCCTGCGGAAGATTCGCGTCCGAGACATCGCTCAAAGACTGGACACGCCCGGCAATCTGGTCATTCTTCCCTTTGTAGGTTTCCATATTCTTGCTGCCCGTCGTGGCATCATCGGCAGCAATTTTCGATAGCGCCTGCTTTTGGTCGAGGAGTTGCTTGCGCACACCAAAGACGGCATTGGCGGAGCCGCCATTTTTAAGAACAAGCGCTGGCAAATCTTCAAAGTTCTTACCATCCCACTCCGTCATGGCTTTTGTCGTTGCTGCCCGATCGGTGATGGCTTGCTGTTCATTCTGATTTTGCAGCGCCATGCCCTGTTGCTGGAGTTGTTGCGTCGTTCCCTGGCCAATCATGTTCTTGACGGACAGCGCTTTCGCGAACTGATCTAGCGGGTTCGGCTGTTGCTGCAACTGGTTCGCGGCTGAAGGAAAATATCCCATTCACTTATCCGTTCTCGTCAACCGAATACGGCATCGCAGCATTTGCTGCGGCCATACTTGGCTGTTGCTGTTGCGCGAGAATCTGTTGCAACATCGACAGGCTGCCAATGTTATTTATACCGCCAGAGAGAGCATTGGCCGCGCCGGTATAGCCGCTCGCTGTCTGGAAAGCCGCATTCTGAATATCGGCGCCTTGCTGTGCGCCGGTCGTAAGATTGATATTCGCGGTGTTACTGGCCGCTTGCTGGCCTTCTGTGCCGAGTTGATTAGCCGCCGTCTGCCCAATTCCAGCGATGCCAGCTTCACGGTTGTATGCGTTCGCTGCGTTGTTCTGGAACGTGTTGTAGGCCGTCTGGTACTGCGTGAGAGCGTTGTTGAACGTGTTCTGATAGTTCTCCGATGCGAGGCCCTGACCATAGTTCTGCTCGGCTTTGAGCGTCCCGCCAGTGAGTAGTCCGCCACTTGCCGCTGCTGAATTCTGGACAGCTTGCTCGCCTTGCTGCGCTTGGAACTGGTAGCCTGGAGTCGCTTCGGCTTGCGCTGCTGTCGGCGCGGAAAAAGTCCCTGTCCACGGAGCCAGTGGGCCTTGTCCTGCATTGCCCTGGTTGACCATCTGTGAGAGATTACCGATGGCACCTTGCCCGGCTTCGAGGAAGGGAGCCTCGTTTTGCTGCTGAGTATTCCATTCCTGTTCCTGGAAATTTAGGGAATTTTGCGCTTCTTGTGCTTGGAGTTGCTGGGCGTTCTCTGCCGCGCCCGCTTGCATAGATCCAGACGCGATGCTTCCAGCCGCTCCTATCCCAGCCGCCGCAATACTGCCAATGGCCGCAACGCTCACGCGAGCACCTTCGAATAAATCAAGTCTGTCGCCTTCCAGCCGAGAGCTTTCAGCATCGCCGATCGGTCACGATGTAGCTTGTGGGAAGTGTACGCCTTGACGCAACCTTTCGCGCGCCAAGTTTCTTCTGCGAATGCAAAAAGTTTCATGCCAGTGTTGCCGCGGCGATATTCTTTCAAAACGTAATACATGTCCGTGAAAGCCATCGGCCCCGCGCCGTCGTAGTGGCCATTGGGTGTGATGAAAACCAGATAATAGCCGACAAGTTTCTCGCCATCACGCACGGTTACGAGGTGCAGCATATTCAAATCTTCGAGCGCTTTGTACTTTACTTCATCGCACTTCGCGACGAATCTATCCTTGTCCACGGCAACGTCAGCCCACAGCAACGAAAATAGCGGGCGAAGCTCCGCTAGGCAATCGGACCATTTCTCCACGGCGAAGATTACGCTCATTCGATGGCCTTCAATATGTCGCCCACCGTCTCTAGCCCCGCAATCTTGCTGTCCGGGATTTCCTTGAACTTCTCGCCAATGTCCTGAATGAGCGAGATGAAGTCGAGGGAGTCCAAGCCGAGGTCTTCCACCTTTGTCGAAAGCGTGAGTCGCTCGCGAGGAATCTTACCCTCGGCGGCAATCATCTCTAAAAGTTTGTCAGTGCGATTCTCTTCCATAAGGCTGTCACGCTCGGGCTCGCTGTATTAGTTCTCACGCAAATATAAAGGAAATTTTGATCGAAGGCCAGTTGCCCCGCGATGCCCGGTGAAGCTGATGTTGCGGGCGGGGCCACAAGATTTGCGATGGCGCGCACGGCCGTCCAGAGCGAATTGAGGAAGATAGACCATGCCGTGGTGAAATATCCGTCCTCCCCGAGCACGGTAGTCGGGCTTGGCGGCGGTGGTGGAAGTGGGGGAAGGGCCATCAGCTCACCTGTGCGTACTTATTCGGCAATCTCTGTTGCGGCGTGAAGTCATCAGCGTCCAGATAGCCGTCTATCAAACGCCAGCCAATCGGGTCTGTGCAAACAATCTCAAAAACCATGTCGCGAGCTCGGCCCATTCTACTCCTGCGTGCGCGGGCTCGATAGTTCCCTTCCTGCCCGCAGTTCAAAAGGTGCGTGTTGCTCCACGTATGGCCGTAATCTTTCGACCACCTTAGCATGATTTGCGGGTCGCGGGGATTACCGCTTCCGTCCAGCAAGGGAGGCATCGGTCCCAAGCCCGTCTCGACGTCGAGTACCAATTGATTGTAAAACATCCAATGGTTCTCTTTCGAGATATGCGGTGACCTTCGCATCCGGCGAATGGTGTTCCCGTTGTCCGTGACGAAGCTCCAAACGCCGGCCTGCAAGGACGGAATCTCCATCTGATAGATATTCCCACTCCCCGGGTCGCCCACGAGGTGCTTGCCGAACGCGAGTTGATGATTCTGGCTCTTGTGCGCCGATTCCATGCCGTTGAGAACGTTGTAATAGCTTCGCTCGTGCCACATGCTGGTTGCGACGTCGTAAACCCACGTCTTATTCGCTGTCGGGAAGTAAAAGACGGCAAAGCTGTGACCCTGGTCCTGGTAGGCATATGCCACGCAATCAGCAATCGTGGGGTAGCTTTGCAGCGCAAACTCGACAGCGTGGTTGCTGATTCGAACTGGGGTGTAGCCAGAATTCCTCCGAATAACGCCGTTCCCCCGCTCGTCTTGGTCAACCCAGAAAATCGAGTTGTCGAGGCGGCACATGCCGAAGATAGCGACGGAACCATTCTCAACCGTGCCAGACGGATCCACGTCGAAGATATTGAGGCTCCCGGAATCGTAGTAGACGGTTGACCGCTTACGCCCAAGAACGAGTAGGCGACGCTGGTTCTGGATGAATCCCTGAATGTTGTCAGAGAACACTGTGACAGTGATTTGCTGGAGCGGCGGCCAGCTCGAAGCATCGAGCGGCGTTGAAATGTAATATGTCTGCGAGGCCCGCATCAGCACCAAGAAGAAACCGTCGATGTATTCCACCTGCGACGGATTGCCCTGCGCGCCTCCCGGCAAAGTGAACGTGCCAACCGGGATCATGTAGAACGTGCCGGCAACAAGCGTTGGCGGAATCACGCCGCCAATGGTCGTGCCGTTCACGTTCGGTTGAGTTTGGAGCTGGTAGACGTACAGACTTCCACCAGCCGCAATCAGGAGTTGCTGGGGGCTCGCAACCATCGAAGCGGGAAGATTATCGTTAGCAACCTGCCCGATAACATTTACGGTGCCATTCGCAAGCACTTCGCAAAAGTTTGGACCTCCAATAGCGAAATAGCGGCCGTTAATTTCGAGTTGCGCACGCACCGGCCCTGCAGGGAGAACCGCGAAGATGATCGTCCCCGGCGTGGGATAAAGCGCCATCGCGGATTTGCCGCCTTGGGCCTCAAGCACTTCGGGGTAAAAATTGACCGTGCGCTGGCAGTCCGCGGTTAAAGACTGCGAAGTATATGAACCTCCGATAATCGAGAACCTACCCAATTTTCTTCACCCTAACTGTGAGCCAAGCATCCTCAAGAGGCTCGTATTTCCCATCTAAAATCCGTCGCACGTTCTTCAAATCACCGCCTGACAATTTTACCTCAATCTTCACATAATCTGGCTCACGCCCTATCGCAGCGGAAAGCGACTCTCGCGATTCTACTGAAGGCAAGATTGGTCGTGCGGCGCTCACGGCGTCAAGCTCACTGAAAAACTCTTCGGGACCGGAACTGCCAAAGAGAAAAGCGTGATGCCTACGGTCATTCCTGTACTTCCCTGCTGGAATATCGCCAGAGGGAAAGTCTGTGCCACACAATCAGGGATGCCCGACACGCAAAACTGAAACGCAATGTTGCCGTTCGCGTCTACATAAGCAGGGTTGATTTGAAGTGATCCAGCGAGCACGCCTGTCGAGCTTAGCGTTGCGTTCCCGAGCGAGGTCCAAGCCGTGCCGTTCCACTGATTTGCAGTCACGTGAACAGCTATAGGCACGGCAGGCGCGCCGCCAACAAGAGTGACTGAGCCTGCCAGTCCCACGGTGATAGCGGGAGGCGGCGGAGGCTGGGCTGGCGTAAGAGATACGAGCGTGAGCATCCAGTTGCTAGTCGTGGGGAATGATACTGTGAGGCTCGGTACTGTAGGGGCAATGTTTTCCGCTACCAAGTTATCGTCGTAATTCGTCAGCGCGCCCCATCCCGAGGCGCTGGAGCACGTCCCCGTGACGCAAAAAGCCAGCACTATATCGCCTGCTGAAGTAGTAAGCGTGCCTGTTGCTGGGCTGGCCGTATTATTCGTTTGCGTGAAGCTATCCACCGTCAGCGGCCCGGTCAGCTCGACAACGTAAATTTCGCCAAAGTTTTTACCGGCAGCACATGTCAATGTGTCCTGTGTGAGCACGGCGATGGGAGACGAAACAAAAACAAACTGTTCCAGGTTTGTCGAAGTATTCGGCTGTGTGCCCACTGGAGCGTAGGTCAGCCCCAAGGTGTCCGCGATCGATGGCACTACGCCCGTGGTCCCGTAGTCGCACTCCACTACAAAAGTATCGTTCACCGCTTTTGGCGTGACGGTCAGAGATGGAGTATTAAGAGCGACAGTTTGTACTACTTGCGCGCGCGCCGGGAAGCTAGTGGCGCACAAAAGCAATGTGGCTAAGATCAGGCTTCGCCTCATTTGTCCCCCATGTCCACGGTTGGCAGTCGTACTTTGTTCCCCACACGGGCCAGGTCCCAGCCTTGCAACCTATTCCTGCTTGTTGCGCCGCAACGTAAACGTTGAATCCTGAATAGCCGAGAGGGAGCACAGACCATTCCTTGATGCCCATGTGCCGGCCCCAAAGTCCGAGAGCATCTGTTCCTAAAGCGCCGACCATGCGAACAGCCTCGCGTGCGGCAAAAGGGCCGTATCCGCCATTGCAGAAAGAAATGCCGGCGTCTTTTCGCACCCGACAATCGTGCGCTTCTTTCGTTGCTACCGCTGAGGACGCGATGGATGAGCCGATCACGGCCCACACTTTCTTGTCGCGATACCACGGCGAGGCCTGTGCTATGCTGGTGAAAAGGAGCAAACATGCGAAAACTTTTAGGCGCATCGTGCCTCGCGTAGTGAATGTTTCATTTTCCAATCCCCGCCTTTCCGCCAACAGACGCTTTCCCGCCAACAGACGCACCCAGCAATAACGGTGCGGTTTGAAAACTTCCGCCGCTCCATGCGCTGATAGCTCCATTGGATGCCGATGTCGAAGCCACAACATCAAATCCTCCAGCACCGGAAGTCAAAGACGAATCGCTCGCCAGACCGATAAGATAGCCATTCCAGTAGATGTACAAATTCGTTCCGTTTACAACTCCCAAAATCGTGTCGCCAGCGCTAAAGGAGATCCCGGTTAAATTGCCTAGAATAGTGGTTGTCCCCGCTACTCTTTTTCTTATAAACCAGTTAGCCGATGTGCTCCCTAAAGGTCCGCCGGCGCTTACTTCGTAAGTCGTAGCTGCGCCTGATTCGTTCATCCGAATGTCTGCGCCTGCGGCGCAACTGGAATTAGCCAATTGAGCTATAGTAATTTGCGCCCACTGGTCGTTGGTCCATGAATAGGGATTCCACCAATCCGCTGCAAATGTACCTAGCGCACTCGGTACCGCCTGATTTGAAGAGATGACGGCGTTTGTGTAAGGGCTGGTATTGAGAACCGTCCAGTTTGAGCCTAGAGCCGGTCCTGCCCGCTGAAAATTATCTGAAGCCTGCGTGACAAGGTTTAACTGGGGAGCACCGGAAATTGGAACGCCTACAACGCCCTCATAAGTACGGACGAGCTGTGCTGGAGTATATCCGGTAGCAACAGCTTCGTTTATGTACCCTTCCGCGCCTCCCACTCCAATCGACAAGTCGTAGTATAAGTAGATGTTCCCGTTGGCTGCCAAAATGGATACGTCGCCGAGGTTTATCCCCATCGTGTTTGTTGGGTAATCTGCCGCCGACGCTGCATAATACACAGCGAACTGATTCCCACGATAGGTCAGTTCTGTCCACGGACCGGCAATGGAAGGCGCTGACCAACGCATGATTCCGTCTAGTCCTATACTTGTCAAAAAATTGTTATTGAAGTAGGCTGCTGCGTAACAGTAATAAGTCCCGCCTACTTGCAGAAAAGACACAGCCGCGCCGGGGCCCGGACTTCCGTTGGCATTGGTGATAACCGGATTACTCGGAGATTTTGTCCACGGCCCTGACAAACTTGTAGCTGTTACGAGCCCTTCCCCGCCAAGTTGAGGACCGCTAGAACTGAATCCATTATAGTAGGCGTACCAAGTTCCGGCGACGTTACCCAAGACCACAAATTGCGCCAAGTCGCCAGCATCCCAAGCTCCAGCGCTGCCGACAGAAAGAATATTTGTCGCCGCCGTCCAGCTAGAAACTCCATTCGTTGAAGTTTGCAAGATGATCGGGTTTTCGCCGGAGTAAAGATAGTAGGTTCCGGCGTTCTCGAAGACCGTGGGAAAAGCGATGAAGCTCCCTGTGCTTATCGGGTTCCCGCTGTACGGCGTCCAAGAAGTCAGACCGTCCAGAGATTCCTGATAATAGAGCTTTCCTGTAGTGAAATTTCCATACCACATTTTGAAACAGGGACTTGAAAGAATCACGCATCCGGTCGTGTCTTTGAGGACAGTAGGATTCCCGAATCCTGTTCCTGTAATTATGTTTCCTGCCCGACTCCATGCGTTGAAGGCAGTCTGCGCAAATGAAGGGGCGGAGAACGTAGCAAAAAACAATATAAGTGCCGCTAAATAGCGTTTCATTGTACCGGCACCACTGAGAGAAAAAGTTTGCCTACCGCTGGGCCGCCGGTAGCACAGGCTGATGCTGTCGTCGTGTAAGTAATCGCCGAAGCTCCGGTGGACCTGACAAATAAATCACCTTGCGCGAAATTACTGGTAGAAGAAAGTGCCAGTGAGGAACTGATTCCCGTAGCCGTAAGCAAACTCGCCGTGACGCCGGTTCCGATCAGTGGCATTACAACTGTTTTCGATCCTGCATCATCGGTATAGGTGATGCTTACGAAATAGCCACCTGTCGTTGAACATGCCGTAGTGACATCGAGGTAGCCATTGATTTGATAAGTTCCTGCCGGGCAGTTGGCGGTTGAACACAGGGAAGTTGAGCCAATAGAAGTACCGGAGCCGATGGTAACGGCAGTCGAATGATTCCCGTCACCGCTAAAGCCCTGCGTGTCCACCGCCGATGTAACAATATTCGTCTCAATTCCTTGAGCAGCCAATCCCGGCTTCGTCACCAAGTAAGAAGTAACTGTCGCTGGCGCTTGCTCGCAAATAGAAAAGGCTGTTATGCAGAGGGGGGCCGATGCGCTTGACGAACCTTGTGGATAGTCTACAAACCCAGCCGTCGATTGCGTGGACGTGAATGACACACCGGCAATCCCAGCCGTGTCCGTGCAAGTTACTTGATTTACTGTCGTTATGCCTTCATCGCAAAGCGTATTCGCGAGAGTTGTCGAGCTAGCAGCTTTTTGAAAGTAACCGGCTGTTCCTGCCGTGATTCCATTCGAAGCACTGGTCGCCGTTGCCGCATTGCCGGTGGTATTCTGGTTGAACGTCGGGAAACTCGTTAGATTCGCTGCGCTGAATGTGGGGGCGGTCTGAAAGCTCGGCGCTCCCGCGCCTCCCGTAGGTGGGCCGGCGAAGATGGAATTTTGCGCCGCATTGGACAAAGCAAATGTGAGTGCTGGCGTGCTTGTTGCCGTGGCTACGGAAGTCGTGAAAAGTGGAGAGAGATTCCCTGCGCTGAACGAAGTGACTGTTCCCGTGCCCCCTGTCGAAGCGCATCCGGTAGCGTTGCCGTTCGCCAATACGCCTGTAGGGGCTTGCCCTGTAGTGCATAGCGTCGGTGTCGCGGCGAGAGCCGTCGCGGTTGCGGCATTTCCTGTCGTATTCTGGTTGAGCGTGGCGACGTGGGCAGCCGTAATCGTTCCAGAAATTTCGCAGGGGATGACGTTGATGGTCGAGACTAGCGTCGGCGTGCAAGTGAGCCCCGTTGCGTTCGTCGTGCTCGTCTCAAGGTTCAAGCCAGCCGAGGATAGCGGCGTGCCATTGATAGACGGAGTGAAGCCGCCTCCAGTTGCGGCAATCGTGACCGTGTTACCGCTGGGCGTGAGCGTGATATTTGCGCCTGGAGCAAACGTCACAGCCCCAGTGAGAGAGTTGATGGAACTAACGCCGCCCGCGCTCCCGCCTCCTGCGCTTAGGGTGAATGGCCCGTAGGATTGGCCGCCAGACACGGTGAACGTAATATCGTAAGTTCCCGACGCTACCCATGCGCCCCAATTTCCGTAGAGATCGGTTTGCGAGACGCAGGAGCTTGTGCCGTGCAGGACTAACTGTGTAGAGGTCGAGCATGGCGTTGCCAGCGTGATTCCAGTGTAGGTCGTGGCTTTATTCGTGCAGGGGACGCCGTTCGCAGGGTAAGTGCAGATATTGACGTTCGTGAACGGAACCGTCGAAATAACTCCTGGAGTCGTGATCGCGGAATTTACCGGGAGTTCATCACCAATGCGGACGCCCTGACCGAAAACGGCCAGCGGGATAAGCAAAAGAGCGAGCGCGAGCCATTTCTTCAATTGAAGCTCACCGTCAAATCTGTCGCTGCCGCCGTCACGATGCACAGGCCGTTGTTGAGCTTAAGCTGATAGGAAAGCGTTGTAGGATTCGTGCTAGTGATGGCTTCAATCGTAGCGAACTGGCCCGAGCCAGGAGTTCCCGTGCATCCAACGCCGCCAATGTCGTAGAGTGTGACAACGCCCGGCGTGCCGCCATTCAGCGTGAGCGTATTGATGAATCCAGAAGCCGCCTTGACCGTGGTGGTAGTCCCCGTGTGAATCCACAGGTATTGCGCGTTCGCGCTGCCTTGGGCTTTCGCGGGAACGTTGAATCCCACCGAACTGAAAAGCAGAAACGAGGTGATTAGAATACCTGCGAGAAATGAGCCTATCTTGAAGTTCTTCATTTGCTTCCTTCCGTTCCCTTACCGGCTAAGGCCGGTGTAATAATTCCACGAAGCTCGCGGCCGCTCCGTACTGGGCCTTCCAAAATCGTCGAGAGAGATGCGCGGTGCTGCGGAATTGAGTCCTTGCACGGCCAGCCTAGCTTTCGCCGCCATTGCAGCCAAAGCCGGGTTTAGCGGCTTCTCGAACGGCACAGAGAGCAATTCCGCCAAAGTCATCGTCAACGCCAACTCATAGCCCGGAGGGGCTGCAAAGGCCTGCGCAAGCTGAGCCGCGCCTTGAAGAATTGTCTCGATCTCGAACTCGCACAAATAGGCGAAGTTTGGAACCGGCCAGAAGAAAAGTGTGCCAAGCGGCCAATCGGGGCGGTAGTACAAGTCCGTCGGCAAGCTGGTTTGAATCGTCTGGATGCGATTCTTCGCCCACCAATCCTTGTCGCGCATGTAGAGCGGGAAGCGCACCACCGGGAACACATTGTTTTGAATGATGTTGGCGTTGCGAATCCTGACCGGCCGCTCGTTGTTGACAAGGAAATTGGGTGCCGGCGCGGCACCGACCGCTGCAGGTCCGATGGTGTGCGCCACAAGCCCGGGAACGAGCTGGAAAGGCGCGAAAGGGTTTATTGGCGAAGCGCTGAGCAGGTCTGAAGCGAAGATGTAATACTGCTGCGTATTCCATGAGTCCGCAAGCTGGCAATACCAAGCCAACCCAGTCGCCATTTCGAGAGCGTCAGGGACCTCGCCCGGGGCGACAACGTTCAGCCAATAGAGAGCGTTGGTGATGACCTGACCGACCGTGTTGGGTCCGGGCGGAACAGGATTCGTTGGCGCGGGGCCTGGAATGGGCACAGATTATCCTCTGCCCGCGCTACTTCTTGGATTTGGCGGGCGCTTTCTTTTCCTCAGCCACTTCAACCGTTTGCGGCGCCTGAAACTCTTCAGCCTCGCGAAAGAACGATTCCTGCTCGGCATCATCCAGCTTGTCGAGGAACAAAGCGGCGGTTTCCATGCTGTCTACGTTCGCGACCCCTGCATTCTGGAGAAACGCGACGTGATGAGCGTAGACCTGGAATCCCGATTTGGTGAATACCTGATTCGCGCGCGCGCGCCAGTCGCTCTTCCTGACTTGCGGGGTGATGAACCACGACGTTCCAAGTGCTTCCTGCTCGTGCTTGTCCTGCACGATCTTGATCATCCCGCTAACGTGGTACATCATCCGGGGATATTCGCGAGGCGCGGGACGGATAAAGTTGGCTTGAATCACGCCGCGGTGCTCCGGGTGGTTCATTAGCGGCACGAACTTTGCGGGGCCAGCGCCTTGACGCGCGGTATAGTCCCTGAACGCTGATAGAATTTCCGCATCTGTAAGCTGTTCGGACATAAATTCCTTTCTAAGCGAAGCTCGCGTTGGACATGCCCGGCGATAGGCCGATCACCTGCCAAACGCCGTTATAGGCCCGCAGCGACAGCCCAGCGCCTCGAAATGCCGCAAAAGTCGCCGCCGTGGTCAGCGCTTTGCCGGAAGCAAATAGCGCGCTGGGAAGTGTCACTGTATGCGCGAACGCCGTGTCTGACCAAATGTTAATGCTCAAACCATCATCTACGCCCGCCGTAGGCGCGAATAGCGTGATCGCGTCGGCGCTCCCTGTCTTGATGATGTAGTTCCCGGCAACGTGGTTCACGATGGCATCGGTCGTGCCACTGAGCAATATTTCCGGCCCTTGAAAAGAGTCGCCGTCGATAATGTCCTGCTGGCCGTCCTGCGTGTAGGCGCCGCCAGAATTACGTGCGCCGATGCCGCGCGGCCCCTGCGAGATATTCGGTAGAACGGGCGTTTGAATCTGCGTCATTTCATCCCCTCAAACTATGTGGAGCGATTTTCGGCTCGCTCCGAGCCGCTGAGAGGTTAATATGAGCTATTGAACTTCGCTGTAGCCGCGTCCCAAGTAAAACAGAGCGTTTTACCAGCGACAGCAGTTGAAGCGGAGGCGATATTATTCGTCGCCGTGGTGGTGAAAGCAGCAGTTGGAACGATGCAGAACTGCGCTCCGCCCACTATCGTAGCGTTCATGCCCACCGGCACGGTAAATGATGTGATCGCCGCAGTGCCCGACAATCGGAACAGCGGCCCAAGAATGGGCTGTGCGCCAGCGATCGAGGCTGCTGTGCCGAAGTCCACAGATTGTGTCGGGTTATTGCTATTCCCGAACCACGGCACATAGGTTAGCGACGTTGGTGAGCAAGCCCACTGCTCACCGTTGCGGATATTCACCCAAGGAAAGGCGAATTGGCCGGCGACGGTGCAAACTAGCCCACCAGGAACGCCGGGGCCGCCTTGCGACAGCACCGCGCCTGGATCGTAGTTATAGAACCAAGCCGCCCGGCCGTAGAGGACCATCGCGCCCGATGCGTGGCTGGTTGCCACTGTGGAGTTGTAGCCGCGCGTCACGATGGCGGTTAGGCCATTGACTTGGTTTACCAGCATTTCCTCGCGATCGACGTAGAGCACCCAGGCGTTTTGCTGGTTGATCGTCGTCGTCTGGTTAAGCTGATAGCCCACAAGGCTGGTCGTTGACGCAAGCGGAATGAAGCCGTAGGCCTGCGGCGGATTCGCCAGCTGCGTCGGAATAGGGACATTGCCGGTGAGCGTGGTCTGGATGAGCAGGTTTTGCTGTGCCAGCGAGAGTGCCGGAAAGCAAAGAGCTGCGATGGCGAACAGGGCTGCGATTAGGTATTTCTTCATTGTTTTCATAGTCCTATGCACCTTGGATCCTTACGGCACATGAGTCCGAGTACAATTGACCAAAACCAAATACCGAGTCCCAGCGGTTAATCATCTTGGCCTGGACTGGATCCCACATGCGGACGAACCGCAGCGCAGCCCGAGTTTCAGGGTCGCGTGTTTGCGAGGTCATTTCCGTTGCGCGAGGCTCCTCAAGCTTGACGCCCGCAAAGCCGAATGCATCGCCATGAATGACGAGGCCGGTTGCGGAAGTCTTGCCGTTCGGGGCCGCCACTCCGGGCCACGGCGTGACAGCGGCGCCATTGACTGGAAGGTTGTCCACGTTCTGGTACTGCGAGCCAGGGCCAAAGAGAGCCGGGGAAACGATCAGGAAGTCAGCCGCCGCGCCGCCGCCTACCGCAAGGTAAGGCTGCAAAACGACAAACTGCTTTGCCGTGGTCGAAAGCGTCCGGCGCGTCATTGGATTGACCTGGTTAACGTTGGCGATCGAGAAGATGTCGCCAGGGTTGAACGTGTCGCCTGCAGTCGAGTTCAGGCCGATTTGGTTGCCGCCATTGTTCACGTTGAGCGTGTTGACGGTCGTTGCGCCTGCTTGCGTTCCCGCGGTGAAGCGCCAGAGCGACATGCACTCGTAAACATCGAAGCCGTGGAGTTTGCCGAGCGAACCTTCCTTGAACTGCTTCGAAATGTCGTCTTGCGGGTTCAAGAGAGTTTGCAGGGCCGGCACCATCGACGTCGAGAATTGCGGTGGAATGCACAACGACTTCTCGCCGCCCGGAGGACACGCAAGCTCAAACATACGCTGGCGAGCCTGAGCAAAAGTGGTTGTCGTGTTAGGGTCAACTCCGAGAACGCCAACAAAATTGTTGGTGTTCAGCATGGCGAAGTTGGCCGCGCGGGAATCGACTTCCTGGGCCATCTGCGCTACTGCCGGCTCGAGGTATTGCTTTCGAATTTCTTCCTTTGAACGCTCCATGTTCAGAGCTTGTTCGAAGTCGTCCCATTCGAAGTCCACGCCCATAATCTGGTTGCAGTTTACGGTCGTGGTAAGCCGGTTGATGCCTTGCGGGTTGTAGCCAAGGCCATCGCGGATCAGGAAGCGCTGCGGAATCTTGACTTGGGTGACGGAGCCGATGGGGAATTCCTGCTCGAACTCTTTCTGCCATTCCGTGTTGAAGCACGCAACGACTTCCAATTTGTTGAGCAGGAGCCGCAGGGCATCCATCGAAACCCATTGCGGGAATGCAAAAGTGTTCGGCAAAACTTAACTCGCTTTCTTTTTGCGGAATTCAGCTTCGTTCGCTTCGCGCTGAAATCGCCTGAAATCCCCGTCTTTGACGGCTGCTTCTTCACCGTCTGCGGGGGCCGTAGCGCGTCCTCCAACCGAGGATGCGGGTTCCGGGGGAACCTTGATTGGCTTGGCGGTTGAGCTTTCAGGCTTTGGAACGATAGCGATGGGCGAGGAGCCGGCGAGCTTGTCTTCGAGCTTGGTCAATTCACGGGCGGCAGCGAATGCGCCAAGAGACTGGATTCGTTCCACTTCACCGGGATTTTTCGAGAGATAGTACAGAATCTCCATCCCAATGTCGGAATCCAGAATCCATGCATCCAGCACTCCGTTGGTCTTGATGGCCTTGACGGCATCGTTTGTAAAGACGGTGTTTTTCTTTCCGTCTTTCTCTTCCGTCTTGGCTCCCAAGGCTTCCAGAAAGTCTGGATGCTTCTCCGTCGCAATCTTGACGGAGTTGGCCATGCGTTGCTGCAAAATCCTGTTTTGCTCGGCGACTTTTGCATCTGCCTGAGCTTTCGCGTGGCGCTGCTCCACGTCCTTCGTGACCTTGGCGGTCAGGTACGCTTCGTGCGCTTCCTCGAAAGCTTCGTCAGATGCATATTTCGGCTGTCCGGTCTTCGGGTCGGTATCGTTGCGGCGAGGTTTCGCGACTTCCTCGATTTTCGCTGGCGCTGCAACAGGAGCCTTACGCGAAGTTTCAAGCTGGGTTGCCAGCCACTTGTTCTCCGCGAGAAGTTCCTTGATGCGCGCTTCCGCACTATTTATTGCCTTTGCCTTTGGCTCTGGGGCTGCGGCCGCTGGCTCCGCAGGAGTTCCGCTCGCAGGCTTTTCAGCCGCAGGCGCAGCTACTTCCTTTGCAGCGGGTGACGGATCCGCAACTGCCGTCGAGTCTTTTGCTTCGGGAGCTTTCTTCTCGGGGAGATTGCCAGTCGCCCGCCAGGTCTTGTGCTCTGCGGGCGTGAGGGACTTCAGCGTTTCTGTCGGTGACGATTCGACAACTACGGCGTCTGTGGCCATCGTGTGTCCTCGATGAGTAGAGATACTTCATCGAGGGTCATGACGCCTCTGTTGCCATGAACTACCAATCCAATTTTGAGTGCTGGTGTCACTGTATGCCCTTGTGAGGAACGGCTCTATCAAGCAAGCCGTTCGAAGCTTGAGAACTGTCCGAGTCAACCGCGCAGATGAAATCGCCGAAGCGATTCTCGGGATTATCCGGCGTGGCAATCAACGTGAAGTCAATTTCGAGTTTCACATGGATACCATCGACAGACTTGACGCGAGCTTTCAGGCCGGTTGAAATGGAATAAATCAACTGACCTTCGCGGATTTCGTTGCCGAGTCTGTCTCTGACCATTTGCACGCCATTCTGCGCTGAAAGCCACGCGCTTGTCAATCAACTACTTTTCGTGCTTATAAGGATCGCCGCCATGAAGCGCTTGAGCAGTCTTCAAAACGTGCCCGAAATGCTTCTTGTGAATCTCCATGCTCGACTCATCGTTCGGCTTGCCAGAGACAGCGCCAACGTTCTGACCTTTGGCTCCGCGCGATGCGCCCCCTTTTTCTGACCGAGGCATCTTTGCGTTCTTTAGTTGGTTTCCCATATTTTCCTTTCAATTCTGCTGAAATTGCGTTCCCAGCCCGTACAAAACCGTTGCGCCGATGGCGTGCGGGACTGCCTGAGTACCATTCACGCCGCGAATCACTCGCACTCCGCTTGCACTGCCATCAAGACCTGTTATCGCCATAAGCTCATTGTCAATCTGCATGAAATATTCCGTTTGCGAGCCGGTCTGCGCCAGTTGATTCAGCATGATTGCCGAGATTCCCGCAATGCTCGCGAGCGGGATAATACTCATCGAAGAAGACTGCTGGCCGGGAATATCCGGTGGAATAGCAGCAGTCAGCACCGTCTGGATAGGCGGTGGCGTGTTTTTCGGTGATCCGAATGGGCTCATTCATCATTGCCCTGCGCCCGCATTATTGCCTGAATCGGGCTGAGGCGCAAGGGCCGCTTGCTGAGTTCCTTGTTCCAAGGCTTGTTGGTGTTCCTGCGCGCTCTGCGCTGTCGCTTGCTGATGATCTTGCGCCGACATACCCTTTTCGTGTGCCATCTGCATGAAATCGCTCTTTATGTCTTCGAGGGCTTGCAAGCGTTCGCTGAGCTGCTGAGCCTTGGTTTGAATCTGCGCGACGGCGATTGCGGTATCCGATTTGATCTTCTCGATCTGCGTCTTGCCGTCGAGTTCCCACATCTTGGCGGCCTTTTCGCTCGTAAGTTGCTGGATGACCGTTTGCAACTGTTGGAGTTGCTGTTTGAGCTGACCAATAGCGGCTTTCGCTTGCGGCGGCATGGAATCGTCATCGCCTTGCCCGGCGAACTGTGGAGGCGTCAGGCGTTCTGCGATTTGCTCACCAATCGGCCCGAGGTTCCGCATCTTTACGATCAAATCGCCAATCAGCGGAAAAACGCCTTGGATATTCGCAAGCGTGTCGGCGAACTCCGCTACTGCCTCGCGCTGCGATTCATTGGACGGCCCGACCGTAATCGTCACATCGTGATCGCCCTCAAACATCTTGTTCTTGCCGTTATCGGGGTCATTGATCCGCGCAGTGCTTTGCGTTCCGTCTTCTTTGCGCTGCGGAATGTCGCGCGCCATCGTGTGAATCTTCTCGAAAATGTCATCCAGCTGCCGGCCGCAATAAACCAGCGAACGGTCGAAATTATCAATGAAATGAAAACTTCCCTGCGCGCGTTCCCCTTGAATCTTGGCCAAAGCGATGCCGGATTTGTTGTTGGCTTTTTGGGCATCAGTGGGCAAAGGAGAGATACCCATTGCCGTCATGATGGCGCGGCTAGCGGCTTGTTTCGCCATTTCGTAGGCTTGGAAGTTGGGCTCGAAAGGCACGCGGTCAGGCTTTGTGCCGGGTGGCTGGCCTTCGGGAATGTCATACTCAATTGCGGCTTTCGGATCTTCGTTGAGATCCTCCCAGTCCTTCCAATTCGCGCTGAACATCCCGCGCGGCCCCATGTACGGACTCCGCGGTGTCATCTTGGCTTCAGCAAGTTCCTGAGAAGCTAGATAATTCAGATAGCGTTGCGGATCGCGCGCCAAACGAATCAGCGAGTAAATCTTTCTGACCGCGCCTGAACCTTCGTCCACAAACATTTCCTTGCCCCAGACAGGGATAATCGGTATCCACTGCCCAGGCCAGCCCTTGCCCTTTTTCGGGTCGTTTGTTTCAAGCACTTCGACGCCGTTCAGGACGTATTGGACGATGCGGCGATCTTCGAAATCGCGCGACTTGAGCAGCTTTTCCTTTGGCAAGTCCTTTGGCAGCTCATCCGAGCGCATGACTTTCGTGGAGCTGTCGGACAGTTGCACGAGATGCAACTTCACCTTATCGAGTTCCACCTTCCACCAGGACGCAACTTGAACCTGTTTAGGCTTTACCCATTCCGGCGCCGCTTGCTGCACATCATCATCGGCAAAGGACGTCACCTCAGCATCGGGATATTTGCGCCTGAACGCATCGTGAGACATAAAATCCAGTTCCCAGCAGTCTTCTGCGTCCGAGCAGTCGTATTTCTTGCAATCCGGGTCATACACAATCGTGTTGGCGTTCACGATCTCGCAGATACGCACGCCCATGTCCCAGGACTTTTCGCTTTCGTAAAAGGTTTCGAGCTTAAAGAAGCCGTAGCTTGAACCAGCAGCGCTTTGAAACGCTGTCGTATAGGCTGTTTGCGCTTGAGAGATGTATTCGACAGCTCGCACCCAGTCGGCGCGCAAGGCCGCTGTCTGATTACTCGCGCCATTGCCTTTTGGAAGGACATTCACCGCGCGCTTATTCTGGCGCACATCGTTGACAAGCTGATTGATGTACTGCGTCAGCTCATCAAAATGCACCATCGGCATGTTGAGATTCTTGCGGCGGGATTTCTCGGCTGGGTCCCAGGAGTCGCCGGCAAGGAAACGCATGTCTTTGTCGTGTTCTTCTTTTATTTCTCGCCATGAATCGTAGCAATATTTGAAACGGTCGCGCGCTCGCTGTAGGAATGTTTTTCCTTCACCGTCGCGGTAGGTGGGATTAGGCATGAAGGATTTTCATTTCATGTCTCGGAGCGCCAAAGCAGTTCTTGCTCGCTGAATCATTTTCTCCGCAAAATTCAGTCCGCGCGCGATGCGCCGCTCTTGACTGATGCGATAGGCGGCATTAGTCCTTCGACGGACAGTTTCCATTGCCAAGCACATCAAAGAGGCATTCATGTTTTCGGAGTCGAATTTGCGATGAATTTTCAGTTCTTGCGGTTTGTCGCCTAAAAGAAGACCTATTTTCTTGCCGTCGAAGAAGGCCGTGACGACCTCTTCCTCTTTTTTGGGATGATCCCATGCTTTACATTCAATCATTGAACCGTGCACCAAGAACCTGGCTGGACTGTAACACTCCCGGTGACCTGTGCCGCAGCCTGCAATTGCATTGTACCAGCATTCGCACCATTCACGAGGCCAATGTGCATTAAGAGCGAAAAATTTGTCGCAGCCGTGATGTTGCTTGCGCCCTGGACGGTGCCGAAAGCCGTAGAAGCCTGTCCTTCGGTGTACGTTGGCGTCGCCGACTGCGTTTGAAACTGCGCGCTGTAGACGATGGACGTTGGCGCCGCTGGCCCGGTAATTGTGAACTGCGCGACAGTCGAGGAACTGGAAACCTGATACACCAAGTAACAAATGACGCCGTAATTCTGATTCGCACCCACCGGAATCGACAGTCCGGCAATGTTCGTCATCCCGGTTGTGGCGTTGGTGTACGCGCTGGCTAGAATCGCTTTTGTGGGAAGCTGCCAGGAACCGCTGCGACATGTCCAGAGAAAGCCTGTGGCCGCATCAACGTAGGAAATACCCGTGGTACAACTGCCGACAGGTGAGCCGGTGCCCGTGTAGACGAAGTTTGTAGCATTGCCTTGGCCCTGCGCTCCGGTGTGTTTCAGGACGATTGACGCAAGGCTAGCGAGGAGGACTAATGAGAGAATAAGTGCGTGGACTTTTCGTATTTTAGGCACGTTTTCCAGCCACGAAAGCACTGGTGTCCGACTTCTTGCCCTTGGCTTTCGCTTTCTTGACGGTTTCACCCTTGTGAAGTTTGTAGAGGCCTGTTTTCTTAACTTTGCCACCCTTTTTCATGCTGGCGATCGGTCGTTGCCCGGGCATCTGAGGGCGCATTCCACCGCCTCCCATGGGACCGACTTGGCCGCCGAAGCGCACAGGACCGCCTATGGGCTGGCCGCCTGAGAAACCTGGACGAATGGGTATCATGCTGGCACTCCGTTTACGAAAGCGTGCGTGTCACCACTTGAGCGGCGCCGGGCTGCCTTTTGGCGCTGCTTCGTGTCGATCCTCTTCCGCGAGGGACTCGTCGAGTGTTTTACCTTGTGCGACTTCCCGCCCACCACTACCTTCTCCGCTGTGAACGGTATCTGATGTATGTGTCTGTAAGCTAAGTTTTTCCGGTAAGCTTCCTTGCTTTTGAAGTGCTCGGTCGGCATTGGGATTTCCCTTGCTGGCAACGTGATCTTTATCGCCGGTCCTGTCCCTGTTCCACCAGTGGCTCATAGCTGCGCCTTTTCCTTCGCGTCCACGTTCTCTTCTGTTCCCGCAGCCGCTTCGGTATCGAGCGCGATGTTCGAGTGTTTCATGAGGTGCTGAACGAGCGCATGGCCCTGGTCGGGACTGAAAACATGCTCCTCGGGCGGGTGATCGTAGTTCGTGTGGATGTGACGCAAGATGTGGCCGCCGTTGTCTGCTTCGTGGATTTCGATGTGATCGATCTTCTTGGGCATCTTGCGCGCTTTGGGTGTCGCGGCCATCACATCGGATTTCATTGATTCACCCTCGCTTGCAATTCTTCCTCGCGCATCAGCCTCAAGCCTTCCCACTCAGCGCGGTCTTCCGCTCGCTTGAACTCAAGACCTGCATATCGTGGAAAAAGTACCCTGTCACCGCACTTCACGTCAAGAACTTTCGCGCCTACGGCTACCACGATGCCGGTGCGCGCGGCCTCTCTGGCGTTGTCGGGCATGATTATTTGTGTCTTTGAGAACACCCCGCCGCCACGAATTGTTGGTTCGTCAGGCTGAATCAGCACGCGGTCGTTGCGTGGCTCGATCACTTTTGTTTCTCCTCAAACTTCATGTTCGCGCTTCTTATTCCGGCAGCATACTTCGCGCTCACCGTTTGAGGTTGTTTTTCTTCCTCAAACTTCACCAGCATCGTAAAGCCCTTGCGGCTTGCCCAATTCGTTTTGATGAACTGGCGACGGCGTGAGCACATGACCATTGTCAGCGGGGCTGGCAGGAACTTCCAATCTACGATGTTCAAGGTAATTTGCGAGCGTTCCGTTCCGCCGTGCTCTTCTGGGCCAGCCGTCGAGGGGACTGGCTTAGGTAAGCAGTGACTAGCTACCTCACTGGCAGCATGATTGCCGCGTCCGCCGCCGCCGCTCGCCACGTCGGTTCTTCCAGCGGAGAGAATCTCAGACACGTCTGGCATAAAGTTCATACCATTGCAGAGCGCATCTGAGCGCCGACAAACGAAAGGATGCAGATATCGCCTTGGATTCGTTGCCGTCATCGGGCGCTCCATCTGTTATTTCTTCCTCAGCTTCCCGCCCTTGCTCGCGTTCAGCCGAGGCCCTTGCTTGGTGTATTTCGTGGTTCGCTTCTTGGAATCGCGTTTGGCTGATGGGAGAGTGATGCCTGCGAGTGCTGCTTTGAAACCTTTCAGGGCTCTCATTCAAGATTCCTTATCCGGTCGCGTATCGACCTGAAACATTGACGGCACAAATCATGGCCTCGGAGTTGTTTCACGCGATGATCTGAATGCTTGCTCTTCCCTCCGGGATGCGCTTTAGCAGGACGAACTTTGCATTCGACGCAAACCTTTCGCATCGTTCAGCTCCACGGCGTAGCGGGTCGTGATGGCCGCCCTTGCGCCTGCGGCCTGAATTCTTTGATCGCCACTCCCAACGTCCTAAAAGCATCTGCGTCGTGTGACGCTCTGTCGTGGAGCGGCTCGCGTTTGAATGTACCACGCTTTTCGTCCTGTTCGTAGCGATAATGTCGCAAAGACTGCAAGCCGTCGGCACATTTCTCCCTGTCAAACCAGCACCGGCCAAAGATCGCTCGCGCCGCCGCTATCCCGTCTTCGATGCTGAGCTTCCTAGCGCACTTCACCGAAGCGAAGACTTTCCTGAGCAATTCTTCAATGCTGCGGCCAGTGCCTAATTCGTGCGCGGCGCCATCGTGCGGCAACCAGTGCGTACCATAGGCGTAAGGCTTTTCCTGTAGAAGCTTGATGTAATGCTGCAGGCCCTTCAGCGAGTCGCTCTCATGATCGATCACGCGGAACTCGAAGCCAACTGTCTGCGCGAACCAAATACTCGTGTTATCGCCAAAGCCCAAGTCCCAAAACGTGTGGACTGGCGAGCCTGAATCATAGGGCACGCGGGTAATGCGTTCTTCCTTATCGGCGGCGATTAACTCCTCGCGGTAGATCGCTCCTTCCACAACCTGCTTGCAGTGACCTCCGTAGATGTGCTGATAATCGTCCTCGCTGCGCTTGCGGAGATCCCGGATTTCTTGCAGAAGAACATCGGGCAACCACGGATTGTCTTCCCATCCAATGCGAACCACTTTGGCGCTCTCCGGTGGGCTCACCACAAAACGCTGATAGGTGTCGTCGCTTTCTAATTCAGGGTTAAAACTGGCCCATATTTCTGAACTCTCTTTGCGAATGGTCGGAATGAGGATGTTCCATGATCGCTTGGTGAGCGCCTGAGCCTCTTCAACCCAGGCTATATCGCATCCCTCATAAGACTTCAGATTGCTAGCGGTCGCTTGCCGAATGCCGGCGAAGATGAACTGTGTTCCGTTTCTCCCATGAATGCTGGTCTTGGTGACTTCGTACTCGCCTCCCAGCCCAAGGGCGATAATCTGGTCGCTCAGCAGCTTGTGTACCGATTCCTCGATGGATTTCTGCGTTTCGCGGGCACAGAGAATGCGAAGCGGCTTCTCTAGTCCCAGCAAAAGCAGCGCTCTGGCAAATCCCCACGACTTCGAACC